AAGCCGATGAGCGTCTACTGGGACCCGGCCTCGATCCGTGTTGACAGGGAAGACGCCAAATGGTGCATCGTCACCGAGATGATGCCGGTCGCCGACTTCAAGGCACAATATCCGAATGCGAAACAGGAAGGCTTCGACACGCCAGCCGACCACGCATCGGATAGCGGCATCTACTGGCGCGATGAAGATCACGTCCGTATCGCCGAATATTGGCGCAAGATCCCCGTCAAACGCAAGCTGGCCTTGTTCGAGGACAACACCACGCTTGACATCACGGACATGGAGGAAAGCCTGCTGGCCTTCCTGCCGAAGATCGTCAGGACGCGCGAGGCCGACAGTTTCAAGGTCGAGCAGTGGCTGATCACCGGATCGGAGATCCTCGACGGCCCGAACAAATGGGCCGGCCGCTTCATCCCGATCGTCGCCGTCATCGGGCAGGAAGTGCCGCTTGAAACCAAAACTGTGCGTTACGGACTGATCCGCTTTGCCCGCGATCCGCAACAGCTGTATAATTACTGGCGTTCGGCAGCGGCAGAGGCGATCGCGCTGGCGCCGAAATCCCCGTTCCTTGTCACGCCGAACATGATCGGCAAGTTCAAGACGCAGTGGGATACGCACAACACGAAGAACCGGCCTTATCTGCTGTATGAGCCTGATCCGGGCGCGCCGCGCAACCGTCCAATCCGCGAGCAGGCTCCGGAGCCGCCTCTGGCTCTCATTCAGGAGAGCGCGATCGCCTCTGACGACATGAAGGCGTCGATGGGTATGTATGATGCATCCCTCGGCAACAGGTCTAACGAGCAATCCGGCCGGGCGATCATGGCGCGGCAGCGAGAGTCCGACATTGGAACCTATCATTTCCAGGACAATCTCAATCTCTCGCTTACCCATTTGGGCAAGATCCTCGTCGATCTCATCCCGCGCATTTACGACACCGAGCGCCAGATCAGGATCGTCAACCCTGATGAAACGCAGGAATTCGTCCCGATCAACAAGCAGATCATGTCGCAGGATGGCCAGCCGGTCCTCCTCAACGATATCAGCCAGGGGCGTTTCGATGTCCGTGTCCGTATCGGACCGAGCTACACCACGAAGCGCATCGAGAGCGCCGACAGCATGATCAGTTTCATCCAGGCTGTTCCCAATGCTGCGGCTGTGATGTCGGACCTCATCGCCAAGAACATGGATTGGCCTGGCGCTGACGAGATCGCCGAGCGTCTGAAGCGCGCCATCCCGGCGGAAATCCGCGGTGAGGATGAAGACGAGGACATGACGCCGGAAGAGCAACAGGCCAAGCAGCAGCAGAAACAGCTTGCCCAGCAGACGACGCAGCTGCAACTGCGCGGTGCTGAGGCCGAGGTCGCCAAGAAGGAAGGCGACGCCAAGCTGACGCAGGCGAATTTGTTCAAGATCCTGAAGGAAGTCGAAAAGATCGACGCTGACACGGTGAAGTCACGCGCCGGGGCTGCTGAGGATATGCAACAGGCCGAAGGTCATGCGATAGACAATCTCATCAAGCAGTTCGAAGTGTTCGGAAGGGCCGTGGCATGACCACATACGAGAAAACCATCAACGACATGCAGATCAGCCTCACGACTGACGGCTATCCGCCCGCCGTTCGCATTCATCGCCCGTCCCGCGTTGGACAGCCAGATATCGTCATGACCATCGAAGAGGCTGGCGAGTTCATCTGCACCTTGTCTGAAATGATGAACGAGGCCATAGGCCGCACGAAATAGTCCTCACGCCGACAGAGTACCGGCGCTGAGCGCGTAACCTGCGTAAACACATTCTGATCAGAAACCCAAGGTCGCTTTCCAGCGGCCTTTTTTATTGAGCGAACAATGTCTGAAGAGCACGTTGAAAACTCGCCCGCAGCAGGCGTAAACGCTGCAAACCCCGCGCCCACTGACACACATCAGGAAAGCGCACCCATTGTAACCGAGTCGGAGAATGTCGGCCAGCAGGCCGGCGACACGAGCATGCAGGAGGCCGCGACATCTGCAGTAGAGGACAATGCCGGTCAGCCCGAGCGGGAAAGCCGGGCCAAGGAACGCATCCAGGAACTCGTCCGCCGCGCCAAGGAAGCGGAAGGGCGTGCCGAGACTGCTGAAAAGCAGCTGCAACAGTATCAGAGCGAGCCGCTCAAAGAGCCGCACGAATACGAGTCGGATTCCGACTATCAACGCGCACTGATACGGGAAGAACTGCGTCACGCCGAACGCGAGCGCCTGCAGCGCGAACAGAAGGCGGCCGCAGAGAACGCCCAGCATGAACGGATCAATGCCTATGAGGCAAGGGTAAATGAAGCACGGGCGAAAATCCCGGACTTCGATCAGGTCGCTCACTCCCAGCATGTTCCGTACTCGCACGCAATGGTCCAACTCGTTCAAGAGTCGGATCTTGGTCCTGAGATCGCTTACCACCTCGGCAAGAACCCGCATGAGGCTGACCGGATTGCCCGCCTTTCGCCGCTCTCTGCGGCACGAGAAATCGGGAGGCTTGAGAGCAAGTTCGCTCAGACGGCCCGCCCGAAGGTGTCAAACGCCCCACCGCCTGTCAAAACCATATCCGGTACTGGCGCTATCGAGCAGAAGAAGCTCGAAGACATGTCCCTGGATGAATTTTACAGGGCGCGGGGTTTCGATCCATCCAAATAGGAACCCTGAGAAATGGCAAACTCTTTGCTAACCCCGAGCGTGATCGCCAAAGAGGCGCTCATGCAGCTGGACAACAATCTGATTGTTGCCAAGAAAGTCTATCGTGACTACGAATCCGAGTTCGGCGCAACGAAAGTCGGTGATACCGTCTCGATCCGCCGCCCGGTTCAGTACACCGTCCGCGAAGGCGCAACGATCGACGTGCAGGACACCGTCGAAGGCAAGCTCAATCTCCAGGTTGACAAGCAGCGCGGCGTGGATATGGAGTTCCCCTCCGACGATCTGACGCTGACGATCGAGGACTTCTCCGAGCGTTACGTGACGCCGGCGATGATCCAGCTCGCCAACCGCGTGGACCGCGACCTTCTGCTCCTGTACAAGGATGTCTCCAACTGGGTCGGTACGCCAGGCCAGACCATCAATTCGTTCTCGGACTTCTCCAAGGGTCCAGAGCGGCTTGATGAAGGCGCTGTTCCGCATCCGCGCTGCGCAATCCTGACGCCTGCCGATCATTGGGCGCTGGCGGCGAACTTCACCTCGCTGAATATCGACTCGACAGCGAAAACCGCTCTTGAGCGCGCCCGTCTGCCGATGGTTGGCGATGTGGATACCTATAAGGCACAGAACGTGGCAACGCATACGGTCGGAGCCGGATTCGGCGCCGATGGTGGCACCACAACAGCGGTTCAGGTCCGCGGCGCATCTCAGACCAAGACCTATCTCTCGGTCAAGGATACGTTTACGCAGACGCTCTCCACCGACCACTGGCTGACACCATCCCTTGCCATCAACAAGGGTGACGTGTTCACGATCTCAGGCGTCTATGCCGTCAATCCGGTGACCAAGCAGGCTCTCGACTTCCTGCAGCCGTTTTCGGTTGTAACCGGCGCGACGACTGCGGCAACCACGACCAGCAATACCGATGTCGTCATTACGCCTCCGATCATCACATCGGGTCCGTACCAGACGGTTTCGGCGGCCCCGGCCAATAACGCTGCAATCACTCCGCTCGGAACGGTCAGCACCAATTACCGCCAGAACGTCATGTTCCACAAGAACGCTTTTGCGCTCGTGATGGTGCCGATGGTTCTGCCGCAAGGTGCATCGATGGCCGCGCGCGAGTCCCGTAACGGTTTCTCCGTTCGCATGGTCTCCGCATATGACATCACCAACGACAAGCAGACCTGGCGTTTTGACATCCTCTACGGCGTCAAGGCGATCGACCCCAGGCTTGCAACCCGCGTCAGCGGCACGGCATAAGGAGACTGAGATATGACTGAATATGTAGGACGCGGCTCCGATGATGGTGAAATCTTCGGCCGCACCAGCGGCAAGATCGGCTTCTATGGCGTAACG